CTAAGCTCTTCTGCGTTGTTTCCGAACCCTGTGTTATCTTTTATACCTAAAAGTATAGGAGAAACGATCCTATGGCCTAACATGATCTTCTCTCTACTTTCATCTGCGTAGAATTGGTATTGAGCATGAGCGTCTGGTAAATGAATAGCTTCTATAGTAGCTTTTCTTTCAGGGTCCTCGTTAAATGCTATAATAGCCCTTCCAGCATTAGAAGTACCACCAAACTTGTCATTAATCTTATTCTCTATCAACTGCTGTGCTTCTTCATCTGGCACACCGTTATTGAAGTTAATAAACAAGCTAGGCTGTATACCGTTCTGAATGTTGTTAATGTGGTAGTTAGAGACTTCGCTTTCTAAGTCACAATACTGAACACAAGACTGGTAATCAGCGGGTGAATAGTAGTAGAATCCAGCTCTGTAAGGTCTGATCACAAAGATCTCTATTTGTTGAGACTTTGCTCCATACCCAAAAGAAGGTATTCTCTTAGGCTCGTCACTAGGTTTAAGGTCTTTCCAGCTTGGGTGGTAGTAATAAGCTTTAATGCAACCATCTTTAGCTTTCTCAGCTCTAAGAGTTTCCATCGGAAAGTGTAGTACTTTTACTATACTTGTCTTAGCCTCATTATATATGATCTGAAAAGCAGCTTGACCTAAAAGTTTATAATCGTTTACTACCTTTTTTAATTCTTTGTCTTTGATTAGTAATTTCATTTTAGCGTACATCTCTGGCATTTCCTCAGAGTCTGTAGCGTCTAATCCTCTACCGTATATCATATCAGATATACCGTTAATACAACATGCGTTTGTAGGGCTGTCTAAGTACTTGTCTATTAGCCCAGTAAAATAATCCTCTCCATCTTCTGTCTCATATAAAACCCAGTCTTTGTTATACACCTCCTTATATTCTGGAGCTGCATAAGACGATAGGTTCACAAATCTAACACTTTGGTTCTTTTCTTCCATTATCTCATGATATATTGTTGCCCAGTAGGATAAGCCTCATACTCTTCATACTGGTCCGTATTCAATGTGTGTTTTACGGCTTTATTTGTTTGAGCAGTACAGAATGCTTTGTCTCTGTACAATAAAGTAGAATCCTGAGTAAGCTCCATAAAATATAATTCACCTTCAGTCAAAATAGTACACTCTATTTCAATATCTACATAATTTCCGTTTATTACAGAAACCAAATCTGACAGCACTTCACTTTTAGAAGTACCATCCTGTGTAATAGTTAATACAAGATCGTTTGCTTCTATGTATTGTCTAGGTACTATTTGAATAGTCTGTGGATCGCTAGTTGGCTGTAACACTTTCATAATAAGATAATCAAAAAATAGTATAATTGTTTTATAAATAAAAAACCCCTTGCCTAAGCAAAGGGTTTAGCACCTATTATGTTTAATAGATTATGCGTTTGTACCTTCTGTGATTGTCACAGTAGAAGTTCCAACAGTCCAAGTACCATCACCGTTATCAGTGTAAGCTAAGAAGTTAGCAGGTAATTTTTCCATTGCAGTCAATGTTAAAGTATATCCTGATAAATCTCCCATTGCAGCACCAGTTACAACTGTACCACCAGTTACGTCAGCACCATGTTCAACACCAGCAACGAATATATTTCCATTGTAGTCTTGAACTAATACATGAGTTCTTCCGTAAGCCATCAATTTGATTTGCTTATTGTCTTCTTTGGTTAATTTGTGTAGTGTTAAAGTTAACACTTGCTCAAAGAAAGTAGTTCCATTCTCTCTAGAAGAGTTGATATTCTGTGTTAAGTTAGAATTGCCTTTTACTTCGTATTTATAAGCAGTTACAGCAGCTTGAGAAAAATCATCCACCTCATCGGTAGTTGTATCAATCGTAGCAGTTCCATAAGCTCCGTAATTTACAAAGTAAACAGCAGTAATTCCACCAACAACGTCTTTACAGGGTTCTTTACGCCCAGCGTCTAAAATACAAGCCATTTATATATGTTTTTAAAGATTAGTTATTTAATTATTGGGGAGGCTTTATGGACCTCCCCATATAATTTATTTATTAAGAATAAAGAACGATATCAGATCCGATTCCGTACTGTACACCGCTTGTAAAACGCATTACCACTCTTACGTTCTGAGATCCGTCAATTGGTCCCATGTCAATAACTTGTACCTCGTTGTGGTCAGATAATAATCCTGTTCCGAAGAATAAGTTAGATTTTTCAGCAGCCATTGCAGTGTTGTCAGCTAATCCGTTAGCAACGAATAAAGAAACTCCATCAAAAGTTAAGCTTCCGTTATTCCACCACTGAGTTCCCATTGCGTTTGTACCGTTAGCACCTAATCCAGAAGCTCCGAATCCACCTAAAGCTCTTACATAAGCTCTAGCGATGTTTTGAGAAACGTAAAGGTTTAAGTCTTCTTTACCGTAAACAGCAGAAGGAATAGCGTCAACGATTTTACCTAATTCGTCAATTACGTTAGCAGCAGTTACAGTTCCAGCAGCTACATCAATAACAGATGCATCAGCAGTAGCTAAAGTAACTAATCCGTCAAATTCACCAGCAGTAGCGTTAGCTCCAGACCAGATAGTTTGCTCAGTTTTCTCAGCAACTTTTCCTGCAACATGTGCAATTAAGAAATCTTGGAAAGTTGGAGGTAAGTTGTCAAATGCAGAGTATCCCATTTGTACAGCTTCCCAGTCAGATCTGAAGTCTTTTTTACATAACTGTAAGTTTACTTGAAACTCTTCAGGTTGTAAAATTCTTTCAGTTAATGTGATAGTAGAAGTAGGATCGAAATCACAAGTAGCATCTGCAACGATGCCATCTGTAGCTAATTTCTTCATTACCTCTTTGTATTTCACATTCGGTTTAACAGTAAGTCCACCATTCTCAATAGTAGACGCACTTAGTAAAGCAGCAGCGATGTATTTCCCTGCAAACTCACCAGCATAAGTAGTTGTAATGTTTGTGCTTGTTGCCATTTTTGTTTAGTTTATTTGAATAATTTATTAAATACAGAGTCAACGGTTGTTTTCTTTCCTCTTTGAGCGTATAAGCTTAAAGGGCTTTTAGCAACCTCAGCTTCAGGTGAATGAGCGATAGGCTCTACTGAAACTTCTTCTTCGGTAGACAATTCTACCTCTACTTCTTTAGCATCAGCTAAATTGTCAGCACTAAGCTCTTGTGGAACTTCCATGCTCTCTTCTTTACTTCCCATAGATTCGATAATAGCTTCGTACATAGCTTTCATTTCAGCTAATCCTTTAGCTAACTCCTCTTTGGTAGCATATTTGTCGTCTTCTTCCACGATGTCTTCAACAACATCTTCAGGAGAAGCCTCGTCTTCTGGCATTTCCGCCAATTCAACCTCAGCTACTTCAGCCTCAGTTTGTACTTCTTGTTCAGCCAATTCAACCTCAGCTTCTGGTTCCGTAGCAGGAGCAGCCTCTACTTGTGGCTTCTCAATAACTTCTCCATCTTCTGAAAGGATGATATTTCTAAACTTTTCTAGAATTTCACTTGCTTTCATATGATATATTAAAATAATTACTTAATAATATAATAGGTAAACTACAAACAGAAAAAACTGTTGTATTTTTACCCATTTTTTCTACTGATTGTTCTTGGAGCATTGATGTTATTAACTCCTTTTGACTCAGGTACTTTCTCGATCAAAGGTTTAGCTTTCACCTCTTCTTTAACCTCTTTTTTCTTCTTTTTAAACATATTTAATTAATTTTAGTTACACTTCCGATTCCTTGTGCTTGTAATGATCCATCACAGCACTTAGTTGAATATTTTCCATTCTTACATAAGCATCCTCTTCTGCCATTTTTTGGAGATGTATGGCTTACTGTCTTATTGTTTTTATTACGCATAAGATTGTGTTTTTTGTATAAAGTATATAATATCCCATATTCTACAAGTACTACCATCGGCAGTAACTTTCCAACTTGAACCATTGTCAATAAAATCTTGGTCTACATAATATTGGAATACACCATGAAATTCGTGCGTCTCATTATTACCTTTTGGGAATAAAATATCAGTCTTTAATCTATCGTATGGAGTAGTGCCTGTGTTCTCCAAATTAAGGTGCATAAATGTTTGGTTAGCATTTGTCGCAGAATAATTAAACACAACAGTCATTAAATAAACATCATTAA